AACACGCTGCTCCACATGCGGTGGTCACGATGAAGCAATAAGTGAAAACCGTTGTGAGGTTCACCTTCGTGAACTAAACAAGATTGATTTTAAAGCTGTTGTTGCAGACGAAATCCACCGCTCTAAAGAACCTAAGTCAAAGCAGACTCGTGCTCTTTGGTCAGCAACTGGAGACGCTCAGATTCGTTTTGCTCTTACTGGAACACCAATTGCAAATAACGTTGTTGACTTGTGGGCGATTCTTCACTGGCTATCCCCTAAAGACTGGCCTTCAAAGACAAAGTGGATTGACCGAATGATTGACACAATGCTTAATGCATTTGGTGGCATGCTTGTGATTGGCGTAAAACCTCACATGCAAGATGAGTTTTATAAAGCAATCAATCCTCATATGCGTCGCATGTTGAAATCTGTTGTGCTTCCTTGGCTTCCAGAAATTATTAACGAGCGCCGTGATGTTGAGATGTCAACTAAGCAGAAGAAAGCTTACGAGCAGATGCGTGACACAATGATTGCAGAGCTTGAATCTGGCGATGCTCTTACTGCCCCAAGTATCTTGACTCAAACAACACGACTTGTTCAGTTTGCTAGTTCTTACGCAACTATGGAAGTAAACGAAACAACAGGGGAGATGAAAGCAAGATTGTCAGACCCCTCCTGTAAAGTCGATGCTCTGATGGATGATATTTCTCATGGTGACTTTGGTGATGATTCAGTAGCGGTATGTGCTGTATCTCGTCAGTTGATTGAACTTCTTAGCGCCGCTATGACCAAGGCAAAGATTGACCACGGTCTTATTACTGGTGCTCAAGATGAAGATGAACGACAGAAGGCTATTGATGATTTCCAGTCTGGAAAGATTAAATGGATTCTATTTACAGCACAGGCTGGCGGTGTGGGTGTGACCTTGACTGCTGCCCGTAGGCTGATTATGCTTCAGAGGCCGTGGTCATTAGTTGACCATAAGCAAGCTTTGGATCGCGTTCATAGAATTGGTTCCGAAATTCACGATTCAGTGATTATCACTGATTACGTTACTGAAGGAACTATTGAAGAACGTGTATTGCAAGTGCTAGAAACAAAAGCAGATAACTTTGAGCAAATTGTCCGTGACAAAGACCAACTACTCAGGGTTCTAAAAGACGATAAGGCAGGAGTCCTATGAGTGAAGTAGTTAGACTTTCAAACTCTGAAATTCAAACATTTAAAGATTGTCGCCGTCGTTGGTGGTTTAGTTATTACCGACGCTTGCAACCAAAGTATAAAGACTCTACTGGTGCTCTTGCATTAGGAACTCGTATTCACGCAGCGCTAGATGATTACTACGCAAACGGAACTAACCTTCTGACTGCACACAATAATCTTGTCAACACCGAGAAAGCTGTTTTGCTTGAGAAGTTCCTTGATGTATCTGAACTTGAAAAAGAAGCAGAGCTTGGTCACATCATGCTTGAGGGTTATCTTCAGTGGGTTGAAGAGAACGGAATTGACGCAGAGCTTGAGATGATTTCAACTGAAGAAATTATTACTGCACCGCTCTTCAATGGTGAGGTTGAACTTACTGGAAAGCTTGACATGCGTGTTCGTCGCAAAGGTGACGGTGTTCGTATGTTCCGCGATTTCAAAACTGTAGGTGGGTCTCTTGGAGACTTTGCAAATCTTGCACCTATGAATGAACAGATTCTTACCTACATGCTTCTTGAAGCAACAAAGGTGGATGAGACGGAGCGCTCAGACGGAGGTATCTTCACAATGTTGAAGAAGGTTCGTCGTTCTGCAGCAGCACGACCACCTTTCTATGACCAGATAGAGGTCAGACACAATATCTTCACCTTGCGTTCCTTTTGGGATCGCATTCATGGGACGATTACGGACTTGATGAGAGTTCGTACTGCCCTTGATAAGGGGGAGAGCCCTGCATTCCATGCGTATCCGAGCCCGTCTCGTGATTGCAAATGGAAATGCAAGTTTTACTCTGTATGTACTCTCGTCGATGATGGAAGTGCATCAGAGCAAGCAATAAGTGAAATGTATGAAGTCGCAGACCCATACGCATATTACGGAATCAACGAAACAAAAGGAAACGAGTGACACATGAGTGAGATACAACGGTCATTGACCGTAATGGTTTACGGAGAATCAAAAGTAGGTAAATCCTCTTTTGCCGTAACAGCGCCATATCCACGTCTTATGCTTGATGTCGAAGGTGGACATAGATTCCTACCTATCGTCGTTAAGTACTGGGACCCATTGAGAGAAGAACCACCTCTTGCAGATGGTACTTGGGACACCTGTGTTGTCACTGTCCGTGACTACGACACGGTTATCAAGACGTATCAGTGGTTGCAGTTAGGTAAGCACCACTTCAAGAGCTTGATTATTGACTCTATTTCAGAGTTGCAAGTCAAGTGCATGGACAGCATTGCTGGAAACGAACAAATGAAGATGCAACAGTGGGGCGAACTTCTTCGTCACATGGGTGGTCTACTTCGTGACCTTCGCGACCTTACTATGCACCCAACTAATCCACTTGAGGCTGTCGTATTAACAGCGATGTCTCGTGTGACGCAGGACGGAAAGCATCGTCCATACTTGCAAGGACAACTTGCAATTCAAGCACCATATTTCTACGACATTCTTGGTGCTCTAACGATTGAACAGTTCCCTAACCCAGACCCTCTTCAAGCTCCTTACAAGGTTCGTCGTATGTATGTCGAACGCACAAATGAGTATGAAGCAGGTGAGCGTGTACAAGGACGACTTGGCGCAATTGTTGAGCAAGACAAGCTTTCAATTGAGACAATGCTCAATGAGATTTTCGGTGCGAAGCAGGTAGCTTCGGCTGAGAAAACAACAACAACAACAACAAACAAGAAAGAAACAGAGGTACCAGCGTGAGTTCGCTAAATTGGTCAGACCTTATTAAAGATGCGGGAGAGACCGCATCATACGAAGCCCTTCCAGACGGAGATTACGATCTCGTTGTATTAGAAGGAACTGCAAAAGTAACACAGTCAGGTAAGACAATGTTTGCCCTAAAGGCACAGGTCGAAACTGGCGCACACGCTAAGCGTCTTGTTTGGGATAACCTTGTTGTTTCCCCAGATAATCCGACAGCACTTGGTATCTTCTTCCGTAAGATGCACTCTCTTGGTCTTGGTAAAGACTTCTTTGACCGTGCACCAAGCAATGCTCAAATTGAGCAGGCAATGGTTGGTCGTAAGTTCCGTGGACAAATTGGTTCACGAACCTACAACGGTAATAAGAAGAATGAAATCAAGAACTATTACCCAGCAAGCGGAGCAACAAATGCTGCTCCACAAACAACTGCAGCAGCACCAGCTCCTGCACCAGCTCCTGCACCAGCTCCAGCGCCTGCGCCAGCTCCAGCAGCAGCACCTTCATCACCGTTCTAATAAACGTTGTTGATAAGTTTGGGAAACCGTCCAGTCGAAAGGCTGGGCGGTTTTCTAATTAATAGAAAGTTTTAGGAAGGTAACACAATGAAAGTACTTATAACTGGATGTACGGCGCAACAAGCGTCTAGTAAAACAGCATTAAGGACTCCAACATTTTCTACTCTCATTGCTCAAGCCTTAAAAGATGGTGGAGCTTCTGTAGTAATTGCAGAGCCATCTATCTACATGAATAAAGAGGCTTTACAAGAGTACGACACAGTTTTAGTTGGGATAGCACCGCCGACAAGTCTCTCTGCTAACAAGATTTACCCAGCTTTTTCTGTTGCCTCAAAAGCAAGGGAGATTGGGAATCTTGCTCTTTTCTTAGACGCTCCAGAGCAGTACAAACTTCAATCATCTTTAAAGTCATGCTATTTAAACATGTCTGACTTGCAGAAAGAGTTTTACAGCAGAAGAAAAAGTTATTCTGATCTTGTAAAAAATGATGAGCTGAAACGCGAAGTCTATGGCTTTATTGAATTTCTATATAATGAAGAATGGCCTACAACTCTCTATCCATCTTTCCCGTGGATGAGTCACGCTAAGGTCTCTCAGGCAATTCCAAATACAAACGCAAAGAACCTTGCCCCAATAAGTGTTGACGCATACCTGCTTAGGCAGCCTTATGTAGCCCCTGATTTCTCTATAACAAAAGAGTATTGGACATGCGATTCAATTAAATCAAGTTGGTCGCGCTCTATCTCTGGGACTCTTCGTTACGAAGTTGTTCCAACTAGAACAAACCGTTGGGAAAGCCTTGAAGATACTCAGCAGAGGATTAGAAGGTCCATAGGAACCTTGGTATCCGTATACCGTTCTAACGAGCCTTGGTGGTCGCCAGCTCTTGCACAGAGCCTTGCAAACGGCGTTCCCGTTGTCACTGACTGGCGTCAAAGCTCTGCATTAGGTCTTGAGTGGACTCATCTAGCAAGCACAGTTGAAACCCTGACGGATTCAGAAAGATTCAATCTTTCTGCTGCTCAAAAAGAATCATATCTAAAAGCGATACCTACATGGAAAGAAACAGTTGAAGATCTATTACAAACTATTTCTTTAAAAGAAGTATCCGTCTAATCTTTACTAAACAACTAAAACACACTAGAATTTATATCGAAAGGAGTCTTTCATGGGAGAGCTCGACATGGACTGGGTTAAGTCCCAGTTGCAAGCAGCAAAAGTCCGAAAGCCAGTAGGCGATGCAACACTCAAACTTGTTGAACTGTTTGATTCTTTTGAGAATCTAACTCCAGAGTTCAAAAATACAACAATTGAAATGTTCTCAAAACTAGCTCTTGGTCATATTGTTATTAAAGAAAATAAAAATGAAAGCTGGACTCAAGTGCGTCCTGGCGATATAAAAGTAGCAGAAGAGGTTCGTGTAAAGGCAGATGCCTTTGATGGTGAACTTGGGATGCTTCACAATGGTCGTCGTGGTGTAGTAGTTGGTGTTCGTTACGGAGATGTCATTGTAAAGATGACTGACGGAAAAGAACCAGCTCTTGAAGGGGCTCACTATCCGCCTCAGAAACTTGAAAAACTAATCCTTACATGAGAACAACAACTTTAAAATTTGTTGTTTTTGGAGATAGCTACGAAGAGTTATCTGAAGCTGCTGACGCAGCTATCTCCAAGTTTTTAGGTGCTCATAGTGAAGACGAAGAAGACGAAGAGTTTGAACCTGAACCACCGAGTCACTCTATTAACTATGAATTAATTGTCTCAGAGATTACTGAAATAACAAGTGAATATCAATATACAGCCGAAGTCATAGCGAGGATAAAAGATGTCAGACAACAATAACAAGACTGAAACATCAAACCCAATTAACTCAACAAACGTAACTTATACAGTTAATACTGAAGAGACACCTACAAGAGTTGAAGCTCTTCGCGAGGCTGCTCGAATTATTAATGGAGACCGTAATAAACAGTACGGTGGTCCAGAAGAGAACTTTACAAACATTGCAAAGATTTGGGAAGTAATCTTTCAGCGTCCATTCACAACAGAAGATGTTGCAATGGCTATGGTTGGCGTAAAGCTAGCTAGATTTGTTTCTAATTCTGGATTCCAGCCAGATACTTGGATTGACATTGCTGGCTATGCTGGCTGTGGTTACGAGGTTGCAAAGAAGCTATACAACGAGCCTAAGTAAAGGACCTCTATATGACCTTAAAAGGCCCGTGGGAGTTTACAGAACCAGCTTGTGCTCAAGTTGGTATTACTTTTTTCTATCTTAAAGATTTAGATGACCCAGATCAGGGTATGGAAGAAGGCAACTATTTAGTTGCTAAAAAAATTTGTAGCACTTGTGTACATAAAATTGACTGCGCTCAATGGGGTATTGCCAATGAGACTCATGGCGTGTGGGGCGGTCTAACACCAAAAGAACGTCGCTCTCTTAAACGCGGGAGAAGCTCTCATCTTTTAGAACCCCTACTCCAGTAGGGAGTAAACTAGGTATATGAGTGGTGAACAACTTCAAGCCCCTATGTCCCTCTGCGAAGTATGCTGGTTAAAAGACCACGCCAGATGGGAACCAGAAAGTATGGACAATAAGGGAGACATCCTTATGCGTCTAACTGGGGTCGATGTCCCAGTGAAGGTGAATACTGGAGCTGTAGAAGTCTGCACGAATTGCGGCAACATTACGGTGGCTGGCATCTTTGAGATGCAAGATCCAAAAGTTGTTTTCTTCACGACGGATAATCTTCCTACTAGCTCATTAACCTCCCTAAGAGAAAAAGAAGAGGAAGATGAGCTATGAAAGATGTAAGAATCGGTGAGTCTCTTTGGAATGAATGGAGCGGCTCTGGCTACTACGAAGTCACCGAAACAGATCTTATTTATTTCACTGAAGACCATGTAGATATGGACAATGAGATAGTCCGTAGAGCTCTTGCTTCTACCCTACAAAGAGAC